ACCATAACTGCGTTTGAAAATGTACCATTCATAATAATCTCCCATATATCAAAATAGTAGAAGTATAATTACTTCTACTATTTTGATATATGGGAGATTATTATGAATGGTACATTTTCAAACGCAGTTATGGTAGGTGCTGTAAACAGTTTTAGAAATACACTGTATATAGCTATTAAATTTATGCTAGATAAAGAGTTGTATGATATTTATAGTAAAGATTTGTATTGTAATTGTGGAGATTTTGTATATAGTAAGTTTATTGGTTTAAGCAAGATGACAATTATATTAAAAGATTTTTCTATGTATGATAATACTTTATATTATAGTGATGGTAAAATAACTGTTGATATTGGTGAAGATAGTAAGTTAGATATTGTATTTGATTCTAGTGGATGGTGTGATGCACACACTTATGGTTATGATGGTGTGTCATGTGTTACAAATGCTTATGAGAGAGTAATTGAATTTATAAAACAATATATTGAGTGGCATAAGTTTGATAGAGGTTTTTTGATAGATAGACTGAGGGAGTTTGTTGCTCAGTATGGTTTTATAATACAATGTATTGATATGAGGTAGCATTTTTATATATAGGTATTGTACATTCCGTCATGATGGTTGTATAATAAAGATGTGTTATTCTTATGAAGTAAGGATGATAGCGACTGTACAAGTAGAAGTAGTGAAAGCGTATGTTCATTATCTTAGTTATAGGGAGCAAGTTTTAGCCGATTATGATGATGATAGATAACAGAGGCATAACGAAACGAAAGGGGGCCGTCTAATCTCATGTCTAATAAGATTAAGGCTTTATTGTCAATTTTTGTAGTGAGTATCTTTTTTGTTTTAGGTTGTCATAATGTTGATGCAAGACAGGTTATGACTACTGCATATACACCGCATGAACAAGCTGGTTACATGGCTAATGGATTGTGGATTCAAGAGGGATATGTTGCACTTGATTTTCTACCTTTAGGTACGCAGGTTTGGCTCGATGGTGTACCTTATATTGTGGGAGATAGGATTGGCGATGGTGACTACAATCATGTTGATATTGTAATGAATAGCTATGAAGATGCAATTCAGCATGGTAGACGTTATATGGATTTGCAGTACTGATTCAATATAAGAAGATAAAAATTTAATAGTATACAAATAGTTTAGGGTATATTGCGTTGACAGTATACCCTATTTTTACAATCAAATATAACTTAACAAAACTTTACAATATCATATAAATATAGTATAATAAAGATGTGATAAGAGTGGTATTTAATCAAAGGAGAAAATAAAGATGAAAAACTTTAAAATTTACGCTGTAAGTGGTGAAGATAGTTCTAAATATGAAATTACTCTAAATGAGTTGATTACTAAAGGTAATTACTCAGAAGAGGAAGTTTGTAAGTTGTTAGATTATATTGAATCTACAAAATACAAAACTTTCAGATGGAAGTTGGTACATAAAAACTCCAATCACTCTATGGATGGTGATGGGATTCAACATTACCTAGTGGATTTAAAATAGTGTGTTATGATATAGGGAGAAATAAAAATGAAAAAATTCGTAAGTGTTTATCATAATTTTGTTGGTTTGAATGTAGAAGAAGTAAGTTCATATGTTGATATTCATGAAAATGGGTACTGGGATGCAGAGTCTGTTAAAGTGCAGGCAGATGTTTATGGTCTTATTAAGGGTAGACATACTATGCCTGTAGAAGAGTATGTTTTTGATGAGATTGATGATATGTTTAAATTTTTCAATTTAGAGGTTAAAGCGTTATCATCTATTAAAAAGACATCTGATATGTTAGTATTATATGTAACAGGTTTAACTGTTGCTACAATAGCTGTTTTAAATGTTGCTAAAAAATTAGGGTATAAAGATGTTGTGTTAAAGCATTATAATAGAGATAGTGGTCTTTACGAGTGTCAATGGGTATACTAAGGGGTGGAGTTAAGATGGAAGCTATTAATACTGTATATGGCATTTATCAAAATGGGCAATCAGTTGGTTTTCTTTCACATAATAGTTTTGCAGAATTTTTTAAGGATGTATGTATGGATTTAGTATGTCCTGTTGAAGATAGAGAATACATTACAGATAAAGTTAATTTAGATGTTTTATATTTTGAGTTTGGTAAATTCTTTTCTGATGAAGATGGTACAACTTTATATAGAGTTGTAGGTAAATTCCCTAAAAAAGATATGGAAGTGTTAGGGAAAGAGTTTTATTTAAGGGGGTAAATTAGTGGAGACAGTTTTAGAGTTAGTTAGATGGTTATCCTCAAATTATAAAGTTAAGGGAAATGAAGTTGCTATAGTGGAGATATTGTATCATTATTTTAGTGATAGAGATTATAGTAGTGTTAATATAGATTTAGATATTAAGGAGATAGAGTCATATTTTGATTCTATCTCCTTAGAGTATGATTGTTTATTATTAGGTAATGTGTATCAATCTCTTTTAGATGCTAGTCATAGACATAGTAATGGTGTTCATTACACACAGAAAGAAGATATCCATAAGATTATAGACTATCTGTTTTATAATGATGTGTTGGATAGAGTTAATAAAGGTGATAATACTATTTATAGTGATATAAATAGTATGGTGTTTTTTGACCCTGCCTGTGGGTGTGGAAATATTTTAGTATATATATATATCACTTATTACTAGATATACAGTCTAGTAATAAGTGTACTAATTTCATTAAACCTAATAATTTTTATGGTATTGAGTTAGATGAGAGGTCATCTTATATAGCTAAAATGTCTTTATCATTAGAATATTATAGAACTACTGAAGAGTTCTTTGAGTGTGATACTATTACTTGTGGGGATTCTCTTGTGGTTGATTGGGGAAGTGTTGTACCAAAGGGTAAGCTATCTTATATTGTAGCCAATCCGCCATTCTTAGGTTCTTCTAATATGAAGAAGTCTATTAAACGTACAATAGAGGATAACTTCTATAATTTTGAAGGTAGAGGTGGGTTAGACCTTTGTTGTTTTTGGTATATAAAATCTGCTGAGTTTATTCAAAATAGTGATATTAGAGCATCTATTTTGTCTAGTGATTGTGTAGTTCATGGTACTATTTTATACAATACTTTTAATTATATAAAATCCAGATGTCATATTTATTATGATTTTATGTACGATACATTCGAGTTTAAATCTCTTGAGACATTTTGTTGTGTTTTGGGGTTTTCTTCATTTAAGAGGGATTGTATAAAATATTATGTCGATAATAGAGGTTGTGAACATAAACAGGATATGTTAAATATCTATGGGCTGAATATAGATACAGATATCTTAGTTAAGTATAAAAATAACATGAGTCAAGTGAGTGTTATAGGGAAAAGTTCTGATGTTTTTGATTCATCAGTTGTTTTTAGTTCAAAAGAATTAGATGCACTATTAATTAATGATGGTTGGCTAAAGGAATACTTTAATTTATTTGTACGTCAAGATTTAATATGTTCTAAGTGTGAAGATTTTTATGTTTTTGATGTTGAGAGGTTTTTATTTACAAATAGTGTTGATACTGTATCTCATATTAGGGGTATATATAATATTGTTAATAATGAAAAAAATATAAATTATAAAAGTTTTAATGTAAGTAAAAGCCTATTTACTATACCTAGGTTTATATTAAATTATGATACATTTTTACCATTTCGTTACTATGAGGGTTCATTCAGTTTTTATAACTCACAGACTAATTATATTTTAGATTGTGATGAAGAATACTTAGCAATTATGATTTCTGATATTTATATTACTTTTATGAGAATGTTTTGTAGCACTTCTTTTGGAGATGTTAATTTCAATAAAGATTTTCATGACTGTTTTTACATACAGGATATTGATGTTGAGACTAGGGAAGTACTGAGAGAGAGTTTTAAAAGTATTAGTGGTAAGATAGATAATTATATAAGAAGTGGTAAGACATTAAATGGTTTGAGAAAAGATGTACCTGAAGATTTAAAATATTTACTAAAGAGTAATAATGATATTGTTATGAGATTGTATGGTTTTATTGATGATTGTGATTTAAGGTTGTCTTTATATAAATTATATTTAGATAAAGTAATGGGGGTGTTGTATTGAATAAGTTAGTTATTGAAGCTGTGGAGAGAGATGTCAGTAAGGCTAAATTTGCAGGTAGTGGTAAGATTGGTAAATTAAAGTATGATATTGCATATGATGGTTCATCAGATAGCTACAATATTTATTATAACGGTTCTTATAAGTCAATATTAAATATTCAATTTAAGTTGGTGGATGATAGGTTTAGGTTTGGTGTTGATGGTAGTGGTGAGTGCATAGCTGATTATTCTTTAGGTGGAAAAAGTTCTAGTATGAAAATTTCACAGGATACTAGGATAGATGTTAGTAAATGTAGAGATAGAAATACTTTGGCTGAGTTATTGTTATCTCAGTTTAGTTTATATGATAGTGGCAGTATGGTGCAAATAATCTCTATAATGAAAGCAGATAGTGGGTTATTTGTTGTTTAAATTTTTGAGGTGTTAGTATAATGAGTTCTATAATAGAGTCTTTAGTTGAGTCAAAGAAAAAAAAATAAATTTGTCGGTGATGGTAAAATTGGGAAGTTAAAGTATTCTATTGTGGGTGATAGTGAGGGTTATACAATTACATATAAAGGTTCTTATAATTCTCTCCTTACCTTTGTTTTTGGTATTGATGATACTGAAGTTTACTTTGGTTTTGAGTCATATCTTGGTGAGACTCTTGCTACTGCTAAGATAGGTAATGCTAGAGGTTCTTCTAATATTAAACAGGATAGGGTGATTCATGTTTCTGAGATTAAGGATTCTGATGATTTAGCTAGGGAACTAATATTTAATATTATAAAGGATGATTATCTTAGTATAAAACAGGTTTTATATGTAATGGAAGCAGATATGGGTATATACAGGTTGTAGGCTATAAAGAGATACTATTATGGTATCTCTTTTTGTATTTTATAATGGTTTATATATAATTAGAGATTTAGTGATGTTTTATATGGTGGTGTATAATATATGGTAATTTTAACAAAGAAAACAAAATATGATAGTATTTTGGAAGGTGTACGTACAGTAGTTAATGAGTCTGTGTATGGTGATTTAAAGAAAATTGGTAATAGTAAGAAATTTACGGAGTTAAAAGGTTTTAAGGATAAAAAATATCCTCATTTAGACTTAGGATATAGAGTACATAAGATTAAGAAAGATACTTTTACATTAGATTTAGATTTTTTAGTAGGAAACAAAGATTTAGATACTCATGCAGAATTTATTGTTAGATGCTCTTGTGAGTATGTAGATAATGATGGTGTTGGAAATGTAACAGTTAATGCAGATACTGTCGTGGTAGAGTCTTTAGATGCACCAGTTGTTTCTGTGCTAGACAATTTTAAACCTTTTAAGGTTAAATGTGGTGTTAATCTTGCTAGTAAAAGAGAATTTAATGTTAGTGGTAATTTGTCTGATGTAGTTGTTGATATTTGTAAAGTTGCATTACAAAAGGTGTTATTAAACAATTCTCAGTTAGATAAAAAGATAGAAAAGACTACAAATAGTGCAAAAGGTTTTAGTTCTGTAGCTAATTTCTTGACTGTGTAGATAGGTGATAGAGTATGGCTGAGGAATATGGAAAAGAGTGGAGATATTCTTTAGAGAGACAACATAGTGTACATAACCCTGTTATAATCAATGAAGATATAGAATTACAAAGACGAATGTTTTGGGAGTCAGCGTTACATACTGGCATTACTGTTGATTTTTATAATTGTAAGTTTGAGCAACAAGATTTCAATCAAGACTTAAACCTTATATGGATGATGCTATAAGACTTCCTGTTATTTTCGATGATGCACCTAAAGTTAAAGTACTAAAAAATCTAGGGTGGTATACAGAGGATGATGAAAGACCTGAGTTGGTATATCTTCCTATGTATAAAGATTGGATGGCAAAAGAGTTATTAGATGTCAAAGAAAATTCTATTATCAGATTATATTATTTTGGTGGTATTAATACTGCTGACTTTAGGGTTACTGATAAGAAGATGGATAGTGTGTATGGTGTATATTGGATTTGTAAACTAGCACCTGAGAGAATGAATGATTTTACTATGATTGAGTTAAATGGTGAGCATTTCTTGAAACGTAGTGAGGTTAGAAGTAGACATACTGAGTATATGGATAAGCAGATTAGTGATGGATATAGTCCAGATTATGAAAAATCTTCTGATTTTAGGAATTATGAACATTCTTCATATGTTAATCAGATAGTTGACAATGATGAGGATGAAGGGTTAGCAGATAACCTAAATTATTCTAATACTGAAAACAATAATGTTGGTTATATTGATAAAGAAGATAATGAAAGTACAACTTTTACATCTATTGATGGTAAGAAATATATAGATAATTTTGATATTATAGAAAATTATGAAAAACCAAAGAAAAAAGATAAAAATTCTGATAGTAGATTTGTAGTGAGGTAAGTATTTTGAAATATAGTAGTGATTATATCGTAGAATCATTAAGGGGTAATTCTATTAATGAAGCTAAAGTTGTAACATTTGATGGTAAGAGTAACCCTGATTTTGGGCAGGCTGTTATTATGGCTGGAGGAGCAGGCTCAGGCAAAGGAACAGCTTTGAAGAGTGTTATCATGATGCAGGGTAAAATCTTCGATGTTGATGAGTTAAAACAATTATATGTAAAAGGTTCTAAAGCAGGTATTTTTGACGATATTCGTGGTGGTAATTATGATTTCAAGAATCCTGATGATGTAGCTTTATTACATCAAAAGGTAAAAGAGTTAGGTTTGAAAGATAGAAGGGAACAGGCTTTCTTCTCATCATTATCTACTAATCGTTTACCTAATATTGTATTTGATATTACAGGTGATGAAGAATCTAAATTGACTAAGTTGTCAATGATGTGTAAGGATATTGGATATAAGGTAACTTTAGTATGGGTAGTTGCTAATAGGGAAGAAGCATTTATTCGTAATTTACAACGAGATAGGACTGTTCCTGATGAAGTTTTTCATGCTACACATAATAATGTAAAAACAAGTGTATTCAGTTTTCTTGAAGGCAGTGGTAGTAAATTCTGTGATAGTGCTTGGATAGTATTCTCTAGTGGTGCTAGTGCTGAGGAAATGACACCTGATGAAAAGAGAGCTTTAGAGAACAATAGGGTTATTAAATTAGAAAAGAAAGGTTCTAAATTTGTTGTACCTGATAAAGTATATCGTAAAATAATGAAGGTTACAGGTAGGAATGAAGTAGACCCTAAGAATCCTCAAAACTATATTAGTCAAAAAGAATTTGCTAAAGATGGTTTGGTGGATGCTATTAAGTCTGTTAGAGGTGGTAAAACTACTGTTAGAAAGACTATCTTTAATAAGTAGTAGAGGTAAGTATATATGAAGTTGTTGAGAAATGTACAGGAAATGGATAGAGTTGATGGTATTTATATAACTGTATCTCAACATATGTTAAAGTTAGGTTCTAAAAGGATACAAAAAGAGTTAGGAAGTCTTTATTATCAAGACTTCCTAATATTTATGGCTGTTACATTGGCTAAAGAGTTTGAACGTGCTATAGATACTCAAAGATATAAAGGTACTAAGTGGGCACCCTTATCAGTTTCTTATTTAACATACAAACAGAGAAAGAATTTATCTCTTAATATATGGGAGGCTACTGGATATCTAAAAAAGAGTATTACTATATTCAAGAAGTTTAATAATTTTATCGCTGTAGGTTTTCAACAAAAACAATATTATCCTAATAGTGGGGCACAGGTAAATATGGTTGCTCGGTATGTTGAGTATGGTACTAATAGGAATACAGTAAATGGTAAGAAAACAATGCCAGCCAGACCTCTGTTTAGACCAATAGCTAGTTATGTTTCTAAACATATATCAAGATATTATAAGGTTTATCTAAAAGAGATAGATAAACTTAGAAATAAAAAGATACCATACTTATATCTTAGGAATAAAAGTGTTAAGAGGTCATCTAAAAATAGGAAGTAATTATGCTACTTAACATAACTTTACATAATATATTTTTTGTGTTATATTAGATGTGTAAAGTAGTTAAATTAATTAATAAGGTGTGGTATATATGGATAAACAAAAATTAATTTTAGAAGAGCTTAGAGGTGTAGAGAATATTAATGAATCTAGCTTAGGTAGATTATATCAACATATAGGTAAAGATTATATTGTATTCATTACATCTGATAGACAGGCATTAGATGTTACTGAAAATAATAAACGCAGGAAAGAGTTAGAGAAGTATATTCGTTTAGCTGGTTTTGGATATAATAAAGTAGTTGGAAATTATGTAGAGGAAGAGACTGGGGAACCTAAGAAAGAGAAGTCTTTTGTAGTTTATGGTAAAGATGAAAAAGAGATGCTTAAAATGTTTAAGCGTTTAGGTGAAAAGTACGAGCAGGATTCTATTTTATTTGTAGATTTAGAAGGTAATGCTTATCTTTTATATACATATGGTAGCAAAAAGGGTACCAGTGATAAACTTGGTAATTTTCATGTAGGTATTGTAGGAGATTTTTATTCTACAATAGGTAAAAAAGCCTTTAGATTTGAGGTTAGTGAGTCTTATTATAAGGAAAGTTTTACTACATTTAGTGGTATGCTACACGAAAATTTCATGAAATTTGTTAATAAGTATGATGATTTTGATATTAGATGGGAAAATAGATAATGCATAGTCCTTTATATCAATACGATTTAGCTTTATTTGATAGAATACATAGTTTGTATGATGAAGTATTTTTTGCTGATGTTGATGAACAGTTTATTACTAATGCTAGGGAACATCAAGGTAAGGTAGTTATGCCTTTTATTGGTATTAGTCGATTGCCAGATTTTTCTATTAATTATGAGTTTTATAATGATAGTCAAGTAAGGCGTGGTTGGACTAATCTGGGAGCAAAAAATCAAGATGGTGTAGAGTTTGCAGGTAAAAAAGTTATGATACACTCATTACCTGTTATGTTACAGTATCAAGTAGATGTGTATGCAACTAAACGTGACGTGTGTGATGGTTTGATTTCAGAGTTGATTATGGAATTTCATGAGAGACCTTATCTAAGGGTTCAGTTCATGGACTTAGGTGATGTTATACAAGAATTTCAAATAGCTGTTGAAGATGGTGTTACAGATAATACTGATGTTAGTGGTTTTAGTGAAACAAACAGGTTTTATAGAAAATCTATAACAATCAATATAGACCATGCATATATCTATAGGGTTGATAAAGCACTAGAGATTGAAAAGATAACAATAGATGTCAATGATTTACCTTTAGATAAAAAAGAAATTGAAAAAGTTAGACCTAAAGGTGATGATACTGGTAATGGTGGTAAAGTAGTACCTGATAATAGATTAAGTACAGATGGGATTTCTCCTGGTGTTAGGTCAAAAGATGATTTAAATAAAGCTAATGAAGAGACAGATAGTTCTGATATAGAAATAAAAAGATAATAGTTGTAAAGAAAGCACATTTCATAAAAAGAAATGTGCTTTTTATATATAAAATTTGAAAACATTAATACAATAATATCTATATGTACAAAAGATAATAGTATACAAAAGATGGGTAAGTAAATAACTTATATTTAAATATAAATTATTATCCGTTAAGGGGGATACTATTTAATGGCTACATTGACAATGTTAAGTCCTGGTGTATATATGAATGAGGTTGATAAATCTCAGTATATTACAGATTCCTCTACTTGTATTATAGGTATGGTTGGTGGTGCAAGGTTTGGACCAGTTGGTGTACCTACACTTATTACTTCTCAACAAGAGTTAGTTAAGACTTTTGGTGAGCCTGTTGAGGGTGAGCATGGGTTGTATAGTGCCATGATGGCTCTAGTTCATGCTAGTCAAGTAATTTATACTCGTGTTGTAAGGGGTGGAACAAAAGCTACTGCTGGTGTTTTGGGAACTGATAAAATTCTTTATAAATCAGCTGTTATAGGTGATGCTAGTAATGGGTTAAAGATTTCTCAAACTGCTTTAACAGGTGGCAAATTCTCCATTACTGTAAAAGATGCTCAGGATGTCGAGAAAGAAAAGTTTGAGAATTTAACATTGACTTCTTCTGAAGAAAATTATGTTGAAGCTATTGTAAATTCTAAGTCAAAATTAATCAGGGTTGAGCTTCAATCAACCGGTGAAATTACTGCTAAGGATTTCACGTTAGGTGATACTGTTAAAGGTGGTAATACTGGTGCAAATGCACATGCTGGTAAAAAAGGAACTGATAAGATTGTGTTAGAATCAAAATATTTTGATTCTGAGTTAAATGGATGTTCCGCAGTATTTAGTGCTATGGATGATTTTACTCAAACATTTAATTTACATATCTTAGATGAAAATGGTAATGTTGTTGAGCAGTTTAGTACATTATCACTAGATGCTAAATCACCACGTTTCGTAGAGACTATTATTAATAATGGTTCTATCCGTGTTAATGCTAAGATGGATACTAATACATCTATTCAATATCATGAGGATACTATAATCTTTAGTGGTGGTGATGATGGTATTTTAGGTATCACAGCACAAGATGTAATTGGTGATATTAGTGGTGGTGGTTTACAAAGTTTCTCTAACCCTGAAACAGTTACTATTGATGTGTTGACTGCTAGTGGTTGGAGTGATTCATCTGTAATTAAAGCTGGTTTACATATTGTAGAAAATCGTGCTGATTCTATTTTTATTGTAGACCCACCTTTTGGCATGTCTGTTCAAGAGATGATTAATTGGTCTAATGGTAAGGGTTCATACACTAATCAAGGTGGTTTAGATACATCTTATGGTGCATTGTATTGGCCATGGTTACAAATTAGTGATAACTATACTAATAAAAATATATGGTTGCCGCCTAGTGGGTTTGTAGCTGGTCAGTATGCATATAATGATAAAGTTGGTTTCCCTTGGTTAGCACCTGCAGGTCTTAATAGGGGTAAAATCACAAAAGCTATTAATACAGAATATTCACCTACACAGGGTGAACGTGATGCTTTGTATGGACATAGAAATGTTGTAAACTGTATCACTAACTTCATAGGACAAGGTATTGTAATATGGGGTAACAAGACACTCCAACGTCAACCTACTGCATTAGATAGGGTAAATGTTCGTAGATTGATGTGTTTCTTAGAACGTAGTATTGCCGCTAAAACAAGGTATTTTGTTTTCGAGCAAAATTACGATGCAACATGGGAGCGCTGGAAAACTCTTGTTGAGCCAGTTTTGATTAATGCTAAAAATAATGGTGGTTTGTATGATTATAAAATTGTGTTAGATGCTACTGCTGAGGATTATGAAAATAATAGGATGCCTATTAGTATCTATGTTAAACCAGTTAAATCTGCTGAGTTTATTAGTTTGACATACAATATCATGAGTTATAGTGCAAGTTTTGATAAATAAGGAGGAGTATAATAGATGAGTCAGTTAAACGCAGCTTTTATGTCTATGGATTCCACTTATGAAGTTCAACGTACCAATAACTTTAGGTTTATCGTTGATTTAAGTGAGTTTTCTAATAATACTTCTTCCTCTAGTGGTGATATTATCGAGTTGGCTTGTGATAGTACAGGTTTACCTACAGTATCTAATGACCCTATTGAGTTAGATTATGGTAACTCTCAAATCAAAGTAGCTGGTAAAGCTACAACTGATGATATTACTGTTGCAGTTAAAGACTTCATTGAGCCTGATGTTGAAAACATCTTATGGCAGTGGAGGATGAAGGTTTATAACCCTAAAACAGGTAAAGTTGGTTGGGCAAATAACTATAAACGTACTTGTATGATTGTTCAATATGGGCCAAATGGTGAAGTATTGAGGAAATGGCAGTGTGATGGTTGTTGGCCAACAAGTCTTGATTTAGGTGAGCTTGATTATTCAAGTGGCGATAAAAAACAAATTAGTATGAACTTGTCTGTAGATACTGCATATCTTGTAAGGGATGGACAAAATACTCATATTTATGGTACTGATTAATAGTATCGTTTTTAGAGATGTAACATATGTTACATCTCTTTTTTGTGTTATAATATGAATATACTATATTTTGTAATGTTTTTTGAGGTGTTGTATTATGGAAGAAAAACAATTAGAAGATTATCAAGTTAGGTTTATTGATGAATATCGTACTTTGTGTGAGAGATGTTCTAAACTACATAGTATATTAGTTAAGTATGATGCTGGTACATTAGACTTTTCTCCTAAATGTAGTTCTGAGTTGCTAAGTAGTCAGTTAGAGTATATGGAAGGTTATAAGTATATTCTAGAGGTTAGAGCTGAATTAGAAGGTATTGACTTGTCTAAGTATATGTAGTATATTATAAGTATAACCGTGGGACACATGGGGATAGCCTATTGTCTGGTTGTAAGACTCTTTTATAGTTTA